TTTGTTCTTTAGTCCACAATGAGGACATGTCATTTCTGATATGTGTCTTTGTGAATGGGACGAACTAGCATAACTCCACCAGTTCTTACAACTACCACATGTGAAATGAAGTATTGTCTCACATGTGTACTTATGTTTGTCTGTTTCCATGTTTCTCCTTTACCTTCACTATAAATCCATTGTATTTGTCTTTTGTTTTGTAGGTCAATATGGTAGTCACTATGTACATGGTTAATCCTTTAGTACCCACTCCATGTACTTGTTTCGACTCACTAGCTTGCATTTGTCTAACCTTTGTTGGTGAGGAAGGTAGGAGTTGCACCCACTTTGTCATACGACACCAGATTTACAGTCAGGTTGCTTTCTCCATTGCATACTTGCCCATGTAAAAGACTGGTTACTGAAGCATGATAGTTGCTTCTCCCACCCTCGCTCGCCTCCTCACCAGCCTTAATCATTAGTTTGGCGTTCTTACGTACACCTTTGTTTGCCATCCTCGTAAAAAACCTGTGATTCCCTTTACTCCTAATTCGTGGAGGTGGACTCCAAGTATTTGCAAACTTCCTACCTAGTTTATTCTCTTTCATTATCCTCTATTAAAATGGTGTGTCTACTTTCCAATCTCTATTCATCAGTTCCCCCTCTATCACTAAATGGTTCATCATATCTATGGCTATACCCACCATAGTCTACATCATCACCATGAAAGGTAGTCCTTTGTTGACCTGTATCAAACTGGTACAACACCTTCTCTGTGTCTATGTCAGGATTGTCCTCCAGACAGTCCTCACATGTCCACTCCATAGTTGTGTCATCATAGGTAAACAGAACTAAGTCCGAGTCCACAAGATGATCACAACTACTACAATAAAACATTGACATTAGTAGTCCTCTGGTTTAACGTTATCTTCGTCAGTTGTGTACTGTATCTTAATGGTGCCACCTCCACCACAATACACTAGCATTATAACTACAATCCCAAGTACACCAGTAACTACCCCACCCCAAAATATAGTGAGGTACACCAGCAAATCGGGTAACATTAAGAACCACATGACTCCAAGAAATTTGGACTAACACCAATATCAAGTGTGGCATAATCAAAAGCCTGACTCTTGATGTCACGTACCTTAAAGTTGGCGAGGTACTGGTCACCTTGTTCTACCGACTTGTAGATTACATTCACCAAATGCTCATGAGCCATGTCCTCAATAGGAATGTACTCATCCTTTGAGATACTGTAATAGCTAATCACAAGCTTTCGGTGAACACCTTTCTTTTGTTCACTCATAAGTTATCCTAATTAGGTTTACCAGATACACATGTGTAACTTAGACACATCTTCTGGAGTTGGGAAATGATGTGGATACAACATACTTATGTGACCACACCAGTTATTCCAAAACTTTGCAGAGCCACCATTTGACTCAATAAGGTCTAAATATACACCTGCCTTGAACCTCTTAGTCTTATCAGAGTTACCGCTAGTCTGTAACCAGCTGGGTGTACCCTTAGATGCATCTACTTCAGGTAAATACTTCCTGAAGTTGTGTACATCCATACACCCACTCTTACCAGACACCAGTTGCACTACGAATCCAGCTTTAGGTAACCCCAAACCCGGAACTTCTAAGAACAACATCATCAAGTCGTGTGCACAAGTAGCCTTTTTAGCTCGTAAAATGCTCGTCATGCGATCAAACAGGTCTTGCCTATGCTTACGCACGTAATTAATCCCTGTTCTCTTGTTACCCCAAATCCAAGACGATTTGACACCACGCTTCCTGAATTCCTTCATCATACGTGGTAACATAGCAGTCTGTACTCTGATACTTGCGAATACAAATGCAATCACTTGCTCTAGGTTCTTCGCATTCAGTTGAGCATGTTTACGCACTAAAGGATTGTGCGTTCCATACATACTACTCTTTCATTATAGGATTAGTCAACAAACTTAGCATCTTCAAACAATGAACATGCCAATTTAACCAATTTACGTGTATCATGCATACGTTGCATGAAAATGGGTCTAGGCTCCCCGAAATCCTGTACGAATACAGCTTTACCTAGAATGGAACCCATGAATACACCTTTAGCAGTCTCTTTACCATTCTTGCCAGCACGAACCCAAGATCCTACGTGCAAGTTATGGTTCTGCAAAGGTTGTCCATAGAGACCAGTAACAGTTGAAATATAACGCATTTCATCTCCATTACTAGTTAGCATTACTAGGTTTTTCAAAGAACCAGACACTCATAACCTAGAAAAGTGTGTCCAGCTTAAGATGAGAGTTGATGTGTTCAGTATCCCTGACTCGGACTATACCCCAGCAGGATATAACCATTAGCTATGTGTACATACGGAGTCTAACTATGCCTAGCTTGCCATCTCTCAGGCTCTCCATTCCACGATAGTACACCAACTCATTAAGTTGGTTCCCCGACCTACTCATAAGAGTGGCCTCCACCTACATGCTTTTTTGCACCTGAGATGAAGTGGTACTTACATACAATAATTAGTATGCTACATACTTACATTCAGGATTATGGTTGGAAGTATTCACTCACCACTTAGCTGTAGTTCACCTTTTAAATTCCGTAACTATTATGCGTGTCTTGGAAATGGTTCTACACCATATGGAATAGAACGTTTCACTTCTTCACGCTGTAAGTGTCCGACTAAGACCTTAACATTTCTGCAAGGTCTAACACGTGTTTTACTTGCATTCCATAGTGATGAAGTCTTCACGTATGAAGAAGTCTCAGGAAGGTCTGCAACACGATAACGGACACCATCAATCATGATGTTTTCCATGTGTTTCCTTTAGTTAATCGGTAACACTTTTAGACCTCGCTAAGTTAAGTTGTAGCAATTAGACTAAATAATGTGTGTTAATTTAACTCCAACTTTTATGCTCAAGTTGGATAGACACTCCTAGACCCTCGATAAACTTGAGGGCACCACTTGTCAGCGTAGTAGTACCAAGTAAATCAGCGTATTGTCGTGCTAACTCGTTTTTTGGGTAGAACCTACGTGTTCCATAATGCATGTATTCTTCAATCATTATTGACATAGAGACCTTTATAAGTTTGTGCAAGGTCTAAAAGTGTTACCGATTCAATTTTCTAAGAACTATGTTTTATTTAAGTGTACTCCAAGTATAGCATAACTAAATAAACTGTCAAGCTTTTTCTACAAATTAATTGAAATTAAATAAACAATGCCTAACAGATTGATAATACGTAATAAATTCACTGCTATATCGTATACCAGTGAATAATTTGCTTGTTCGTATGTTTCCATTAGTTTATTAAACTGTGATTGACTTAACATATAACCTTTATTCATTAAAGGATTAACTTAATATATAATGCTAATTTGCATTATGTTTCAATTATACTTTAATTAGAATATTTGTCAAGCTTTTTATTTAACTAAATGTATTTAATTTGAATTAATAAAAAAAATAGATAAGCAAACACATGGAACCAAAGTTAACAAGTGGTAACAAATGAAACAAATGTGTACTAACAACAAATGTTTCCATGTGTATACACTTGTTGCATGTGTACACAAATAAAATAAATTCGTGTATACATGTGTACCACTTTAGTATACGCTAATTTTACAAGCGTGACTCTCTTTTATTTTTTAAATATTCAAATATAGGTGCCCAAGTGGTACGGGGGTAATCTGTCGCCCGCACATATCGATAAGGGGTTCACATTTTTTACCCAAATATTCACATGTTAGTACAAGTGAGTACACATTGGTACAAATAGGAACCTACACACACAAAAGTAACCTAAAGTATACACACTATGTACTCACTTCTACCAAGAATGTCCTTATTTGTTAGACTGTGGTGTCATTCCATATGGAATACTCAGGTTTACTAAGGTATCCTGTAGGATTAACAGCATTTTCCACAAATCTTTCCAACTCTTTATCAAGTAAGTCATCTTTTCTCTCATGAATCTTCATATCCACATCAGCAGCCATCTGTTCTACCCAATAACTAACAGCCATGCTCAAGACATCTAACCTATCGTCATGAGTCAAAGCTCCTTTTTCCTTTGTAACACGAGTCATCTGGTGTGCAAGCATGTATTTACTTTGCAACTCAGGTGGATAGTGTTGAACTGAGGTGTAATCTCTCTCAAGAGCTTTTTGATCAATGACTAGCCTATGTTGATTCATTACTGGCTCTAATGTGTCAATGATTCTCTTCTCTTTCTGGATACTGTGTCGCACTTCTTCTATTGTACAAGGGTAAATCTTAGTAAGTGTGGGTTTCAGGAGTTCCATGAACATCCCGTCACCAAAGTTAGATTCAATTAACACTTGATTGACCAAGTATTTCCTAGCTATCACACTCAAGGCTTGTAAGGTATCACTTGAGTATCCTCCTGTGATCCCTCCGAAGTCAATGACATAGAGCATCCCATTAAGCATCTTCACTACTGCATAGGCAGTCTCATCTTTACCTCGTCCACTTGGGTCAATAGCTAGTACTGACCCAGTATAGTTAATATACTCGCCCACTATTTGCATAGGAGGGTAGAAATAATCGCCGGGAAGTCCAACATTAGGGATGTCAATGATCTTATCTCTTGATCTCCCCCACACGACCTTCTCTGGAGCTTTGTCATTATCAACATCCATAACAATAAGATCCTCAAGTTTAAGAGGGTACCTATCGGCATCAGACAAAGCTGTGTCCAGCATAAACTGGAGAGCAAAGCCGGAGCGTCCGTA